GTTATGCGTACTCGGTTACAGGATCTAATATCAAAATCAAAGATGGTACTGTTATTTCACCAGAGGCAACATACACAACAAGTCAGAATACAGGTAATGCAGGTGCAGTTAATTTTGAATGGATAACACCAAATCTAACAAGCAAGCCTCAGTGGGAGATTGTTTCAGAAGGAGATGCGTTCTCATTAACAGAAAACTTCATGGCTCCTGGTTTAGACGCAGTAAGCATAATAAATCGAACACAAACAATAGAAACAACACAAACTTCTACAACCTTATTTCAATAGGGCTTTTATTTGGTAGTCCTGTTTATGCCGAGACAACTATTAGTAACCCGCAATCCAGTACACAGTCCACGATTGTTAACCAAGGATTTCAATCGATAAGCGGATCTTTCCCGACTCATAGATATAGCAATGGTATTCAATGCCAAACACCTACTCTTAGTTTCAATCCGTTCATAACAAAAGGAGAATATTACAACACTCCTAGAAGCACCATACAAAGAACAAATATATATAACCAAGCAAAAGATAGTGAAACTGGTCAGCTAATAAATCCTGGTGAAATACTCTATGTAGCAGAACAGGAAAGATTAGATCAGATAAACCATAACTTTTCTTATGGAGCGACTATTAGTATTCAAGTACCATTAGGCAAAAGATTTGACGATGAGTGCATAAAGGCAGCCCAAACATATAGAAAGTATCAGGAGTTTATGCTGGATGCTAAAAAGCTAGAAGTAAATCTTAATCGTTTAAAAATATGTGCCGAGCAATTAAAACTAGGTGTTAAGTTTGTAGGAGATGATGCTGTTAGTTGTAGAAATGTTGTATTGACCAGCGTTCCAAATCAAGTTATCCCACATACTCATAAATTAAAGCAGTAGGCAAGCACGGTTAAACTTGCCTACCTAGACGCCCCATCCATTGCCTTGTCGAATAGGGTAACTTTATTCTACCTTTTCTTTTTTCTTCTTTGTAAGCTTTTTTATAATATTTTTTACTAAGGGTTTGACAATATTAAGTAGTAATGGAGTAGTGGCAGCAACAGAAGCAATAACAGCAGTAGATACAACAACACTAGCTGTCGGTATGTACTGGTCAACAAACGGTACTTCTTCCCAGATTGCATCACAGGAACCCTCCAAAAGCCCACGCTCATATTTTACCAGCCTTTCTAATCTAAGCTCATTACGCCAATCTCCAGGTCTATATGGTGCGTTTTTAGGTGGACAGGGTACTAACTCAATCTCTTCCTCCTCTTCTTTCTGTCCTAAATTAATATTTACAGGATTTGCTTTTGGTTGAAAATTATATGTACCTTCTGTTTCTATAGTGTCCTGTGCATCGTAAACAATAGGTCTAAATGTTTTAGCTTCTGGTTGTACCTTAATTGGTTGTGTACCAGCAATTGCCTGACCATTAGGACAAGTAGCGTAAGCCTTTCTACCATGAAAAATTATAGTTGGATTTTCTGATAGTTTTATATCTCTACTAGTTAAATCACAAGCAGGGTTTTCGCCTACTAATACAATCTCAGGTATATAAGGTGTTTCTGGTATATTTATTTTTGGTATTTTTATCTCAGGTACTTTAATTGAAGGCAATTTAAAATTTTGGTAATCCTTTTAGTGTGGGTACAGATGGCCCTGTCATGTCAGGTAAACCTTTATCTAATACCTTTGGCATAAGTCCTGATACTTTACCCATGACTTGTTCCATCATTTTTGCCTTAAACTGTTCGCTGGTGACGTACTTAAATGTGAAGAATCCACCGCCTAGGATTCCTAACATAAGAATCCCAGTTACGATAGTAATAATGTCTAAAATCTTTCTCATGTTTAAAGAGGCGTTTTTAAAAGCTTTAGTGCCTGTTACTATTATAACTTTCACAGGAATTTTGGCTTTAGCTCCCCTGTATATTACGCTTGGTATCGTAACAAAACAAGTAACAATTCAAGATAAATAAAAATTTAGCTAGGTTCTGTAGGCCAAGTAATATTGTCTGGGTCGGATTGAGAAGAAGGTATGTCTCTAAGAGCCTGTCTATAGGTCTTCCAAGCGTCAGATAATGTAAGATCGCTGCTTGCTCTCCAATCGGTAGCAGCAAGTTTACCGTTTCTTTCTCTTCTTATATTTTCCCATTTTTCAGCAAGTACTTCTGACTCACTTGGTAAAGCTGCGTTGTATGCAGCTATTTCTTCATCTGTCATTTTAATGGTGACGCCATCTACCATTTTGTACATTAGCTTTCTAAGTATTCGTAAAGTAAAAATTGTGTGTTTTGTTGGAAGGTATTAGAACTATTAGGATCAATTAGAAAACTATGAATTCTTTTACCTGCTGAAGTAAAAGTAGCATACATTTGATGTTTTGCATCATACTGTTGTGGGTTCATACCTCTTAATAACATACCACCATAATCTGTTGCATTATTTATTTCTGCAATAAAACCTCTTTTAGCATTTTGATGGTAGCCGTAATCATACCAAAAATTACCACTAGAGCTTGTTGTGTTAAACGCATCATTAGAACTATTTGCATAATTAACTTCAGTCTGACAACTACCTACAGTATTACCTGATGCATCTAATGGTGTGTATCTTATATAAGTACTACCACTCATTGTAATATTTTTTCCTATTAATAAATACATCTTATCAGCTTCAAACCCAGTTATTGTTATATCAGCGACTGCTGTAGCTCCTACTGCATGTTTAGAAAGAAATTTTAAACCTGCTTTAGTAGCTGGAAAAGAAGATGGGAATCTTGCTGCATTTAAAGTACCTGACGTTATATAATTAGCTGCTAAAGTTGTAAGATCTGGTTCAGCTATAGTTGCATATTGTAGCTGTGCCACATCATTTGAAACGGTTGCAATCTTTAAGAATTTACCTGTTTCGATATTATTATTAGGAAGGGTTAAAGTATACGATTGCTGTGCTGAGTGTGCTGGTGATTTAATTTTTACACCATTTGTACCAGAAGATAATTTTAATGTGCCATCTGTGCCACCAACACCTTTAACTTTTACAAGTCCAGTTCCTTTAGAAGCAAGCTTTACATTTGCACTACTACTTTCTATCTCATCGACTTTTATTTTTGACATAGAATGTGTATATTATTTTTTATATTGTAATCTATATTTAAAAAAATATCTATATTACTAAGTTTCATTGTATTTATACAATAAAATTTTTGTACCTTGTTCAAAAGTTCGTGCATCTGTTAAAAATATTTTCAATCCATGTATTCTATCTGTAGTATTATTTGATCCAAAAGTAACAAAAATTTCACTCGCACTATTTGGTTCGTTTCTAGTAAAACCTTTAGTTATCATAAAATTTGTATTGGTATAATTACTTGTTGGTGAACCTATATTTATTTCACACTCATAATAATGTAATGTTCTATCTACATGATCATAAAAAGTAATATTTGTTTGACCGCTACTTGCATTAAAAGCATCTGTAGTATTCGTACAATAATAATAACCTAAATAAAGAGAACTATATGCATTACCACTAGAATCTAGCCAATTCATTCTTATTTTTCCACTGTTATTCGCTACAGTAGTCATCATTAGTTTATACATACCTTCTGCTAAATTAGAAAAAATTACTTCACTTGTTGAAGTAGATGGCTCTGCTTTTTGTATTAATTGATAGCCACCACCTTGCGATCCTGTAATACTATATCTATCTGCTCCTATCGTGCCACTATCAAAATTATTTGCATTTAATTGAGTAAGATCTGCTGGTGTATGTGTATGATACCCTAATTGCCCTATTGCAGTAGCTCCACTACCACTTTGAATACTATCTACTTTTAAAAAATTGTCAGCAGTTGGACTAGTTGTAGGCAAAATCATCGTATAATTTTGCGCTGCACTGCTATTTGGTGATTTTATTTTTACTTTATTTGTATCACCAAAAGAATTTAATTGCAAAGTACCATCACTATTTTCTCCCGCAACTTCAAAAGCACCTGTTGTTCCATCTGGAGTTATTGTTAAATCTCCATCACTGGTTACTGCTTCTATTTCATCTATTTTTATTTTTGACATAATATTTAAATTTTATTAACTATAGTATAAAACATATTTATATTACAGACTACTTAGCTTTCCTTATATTTGTAAAGAAGTATTTTTGAACCCTCAGTATATGTTGAAGTTCCACTAGATTCTACTTTTATACCATGTATTCTTTTTGTTGAACTACTACTATTAAAGGTAACGTAATTTTCAAATTTTCCATACATTGGATAATCAGTTATAAAACCATGTATTATCATCCAATTATTTGCTGCTATATTACTAATATCTGCAACAAAACTAATACTTCTCTTACTATGTTGGTTTAACAATAAAGCGTTTCCAGAATTACTAAGGGCTCTGTCAGGATACGAAGAATTTTGATAATAAAAATATTCTTGTCTAAAACCTGTTTGATTATTGTTTGAGGCATCAAGCCAATACATTTTATTGTACGCATTTACATCTGTCCTTAAATGTGTTGCCACCATTTTATACATTGTGTCATCTTCAAGCCCTGTAAAAGTAATACCTGAAACAGCAGTTGAACCTACAGTTTGTTCGTCAACCAATTCTAATGCAGCACCAGTAGAGCCAGAAAAAGTAGGAAATCTTGCTGCTGGCAAACTACCTGATGTAATATTGTCAGCATTTAAACTAGTACTACTTATATCAGAAGAAGGTGCATCTGCATATTCTAGCTGTCCAACATTATTAGTTACGCTTTTTACTTTTAATAATTTATTTGCAGCAATCTGGTTATCAGGCAAAATCATTGTGTAATTTTGACCGTCACTATTAGCTGGTGCTTTAAGCTTTACACCATGAGTTTGTGCTGAACAATTTAATTGAAGCGTAGCATCATTAGTAGCAGCTTTTATTTCACACGATCCGTCAGTGCCTTTAGCAACAACTTTAACATTGCTATTTGTACCGTTTGCTTCGATTTCATCTACATTTAGTTTTGCCATGATAAAAATTGTTGTTAAATAAATTCTAGTTTAGTTCCGTTTGTAATAGTTAAAACGGAACCAGATGCAATAGTCAATGGACTTACTGCTAAATAGTTTTCACCAGATGATGTAGTAAAACTGTTATTTACTTCGCTATCTGCTTCGATAAATATTTTTTCACCACCAGATCCTACCAATCCCCCTGATTTAATAAGATATGCAAAAGCTTTAGCTGTCATAATTTTAAGTAAAATTAACAAAAGTACCATCTGTTACAGTAAAAACTACACCAGATGCAATAGCTAACGAAGTTAAACCTATATAATTCTTACCTGCAGTCGTTGTAAAACTATTGTTCATTGTATGTTCCACTTCTACAAAAATCTCTTCATTGCCACCACCAACTAAACCTGCACCACCAACTGAACTAACACTAGTATCGACATAAGCTTTAACTGATTGCTGTGTTGGTAATTTAGTTGCACTATTAGATGCCATATTATCTTCATCTACAACAAAACTCATTGCAGCAGTTGAAGCGTCAGTATTCATTACCGCACCAGCAGCGTCTACATTAGTTGCATCTGTGACATCTGCACTAGCTTCTATTGCAGTAAGTTTTGATTTTTCGGCATCTGTAAAAACATTAGTGTCAGAGTTATTTTCATAAGCTGTTTTTATTTCCGCATCTGTTTGGTCTGCTGTGGCATTGTTTTCTATTCCTACTAATTTTGTTTTATCATCATCTGTCATTACACCCCAAGCTGATGTAGTTGCAGCAGGTAGAGATGTATTATTACCTGTTGACGATTCTATTGTTAAAGATGTTCCGTTAGCTGTATTACTTAAATCTGTTGCTCCAGCACCACTGGCATCAGTGCCATTTACCCACGCAGAACCATTGTATTTAAGTACTTGACCGTTAGAAGGGCTTGATAAGGTTACATTTGTTAAGGCATCTAGTGTGGTTGAGGTTGATGGTAAAGATGTAATATTATTTGTGCCTAAGTTATAAATATTATTTCCACAATCGTTAAACACATTTAATTCTGCATAGCATTGAATTTCTTTACTAGTAGAAGTTAAATAAACAGCAGCCCAAGCACTAGCAAATCCATAAAAATTATTACCTTGTATGAGACTGTCAACACTTGTACTAGAAACATTAGGATTATCAATTACGATTCCTGTATTTTTATAGTTTGCGTAGCTATAGATATTTGTATTATTAGCACCAGCACCTACAGATATAAAGTTATTTCCACTTATGTTAATTCTTCCGCTATCAGATAAATAAAGACATCCTCTAGATCTTGCTCCTGTAGGATTTGAATTTAAATTTGCACCAGAAACAAAAAGAGAATTAGCTATTTGTATGTCTAATGAACCACTAGTAATTACGCAATAATGACTATTAAGAGCATTAGTAGCTATTGGTGGGTCTGATTGTTTAGTTCCACTATTAAATACGCTATTAGTTACTCTCAATACTGATCCACTAACAAAAGTAGTATCAACATTTGTATCTATGGTATCAATGTAAATACCAGTAGTCATTTGTTGAAACAAACAATTATTTATATAAAGACTAAAAGCATAAGGCCCATTGTATATACCATATAAACCATATAAAAAAGTACAGGTATCAAAATAATAATTTCCTAATTTTTTTGTATTATCAGTAGAAGTAATAAAGACAGAAATTCCAGACTGACCATTTACAGTTCCGGCTGTTCTAC